GGACCACCGATACATTCACCAATATAGTAATTGCTGTAGTTAAATGTATTTCCTGGTGTTTGTACATCACCAAAACTGTTTCCATTTCCATATGTTGAACCTGTTCTTCCATTTTGTACAGTTTCAAATATAAATGGAGTATTTGTCCTATATTTAAAATTTGTACTTAGATTTCCGTTCATAAAAGCATAGAATCCTGGTGGATTAGTGGAACCGTAGTATGCGATAAACAATGAGCCTGGTGCGTAGTAATTGGTGATATTTGATGAATTGAGCGCTAATAAGTTATCATAGCTGCCACCTGTATTTGCAAGTGTTGCTACAATAAATATACTTACATTAGAATTTCCAGAATTTGAGATAGGACCACTTATCTTTGGATTTGTAATAGTACCTTTATTATTAATACCATTTGCATTGTATGTGCCTGAAGCAGATGTAGAATTATTTCCGTTGCCAGACTTGTCGGACCATTGTATTACGGAGGAACCATCAACTGTGATGGTTGCGATATCTGCGGCATCTAACCATAGCGCCACAGTTGTAAGAGGTATAGGTAGCATAGAGCAATCCGGTTTAACAGGATTCGGTGCCTGGCTGACACCGTAGCACATCTGCATCGCATTTGCCTGCGTACCGGCATCCTGTGGTCCCTTGGTGTAATTTGCCGCCTTGTGAATACCGTTGAAGAAGTTCTGTACTGCCTGTAAGTTATCCATGCTTGATAACTGACCAATAACACCCATATCAGGCGTGCCATTCTTAATTGGCGCCATAGTGCCTTGGATGCTACATGCCTGGAAGGGGTACTGCGAGCGGCGTCTTGCTGTGCTCTCATTGTATCGGAGACCACTGAAACGATCCGCAATACTTGTGTAGGTGCTTGAGAAGAGCGACTCAGGAGGCGGCGCTGAGGAAGCACGGTCCTTATCGGACACATTATTGAGCCACAGATACTGGAGGCAGTCAGGTGTAACGGAGCCCATCGGCTTGGGTACCAAGCCGACTGAGCCGTCGGCGTTGTCTACAATATCCTCACAAGGATTGGTAATATCAAAGCCGAACATCTTCTGCGCCGCATCGTTCATTGCTGCAATACGAGTATTCATCTCCAAGCTTATCATATCGCCATTGGAGTCCTTGCCAGTTGTTGCCGTCAAATAGAGTGTCTCCAAATACGACATAATTGCCGAGATATCGCCCAGTTTATTTAACTGGCTGAGACCACCTTTCTCAGTAGCCAATTTACCCTTTGCGGGATCACCACCTGAGCCCTGGAACAGCGTCAGCAAGCAAGCAATGCTGTAGGCACCAGGCTCTTGATCTTCTGCAAAGCATGGAGAGGTCTTGAGAAGATCCATTGTCTTAGGATTTGTGATCAGGGGACCCATTGGTGCATTTGTGACGTCGTCCTGATAGTAAGGATCCTCTAGATATCCAGGCACCTGTACAGAGAAAACCACGCTTTGCGATTTTGAGCTGTTACCCCACAGCCAGAATTCGTTCTTCTGCATATTAAAGGTGGACGTCCAGGCGGGACCGCTAATGAGAGAACTTTTGCTGAACGGACCCAGCATGCGTAGCACACTTGTTACAGGATAGCCGTTCACCTTATTTATCGTAGGCTGGAATCCAACCGTGCGATTGTTTGATCCCTCCATCTCCCACTGGATAAGAATAGCACGCTCGGACGATCCAGGTGGATCCAAGCTAACGGGGGTCGTGTATTGACTGTAAATGCTGGGACCCTGTGCAGGTTGTGCACTGTTCTTGAATGAATCAAAGAAGTTATGGAGTTCCACCTCAAACTTATTTGCAAGGGGGGTTCGTGCCGGCTTGAAACCGTAGCACCACGCACCGAGAGACTTGTAATAGGTGCTTGCTCCAGATGACGGCTTGGAGCCAATTCCAATAAAGTTGCGGGTACCGCTCTGTACCGCAAAATATGGTTTATCTATATCACTGACTACTCCGCAGTCGCCAGCCTGGAGTCCCTTCTTTGTTGCAGCGTTTACCTGTGCCGAAGTTGCTAACGATGTACCAATACGAGAGCAGAGTTTCTTAGCTTCTGCCTGTGTGTATTTAGAAGTTCCCTTATCCTTATAGAAGAAGACCTCCGCCTTACCGTTGCGACGATGCGGCTGTTCCTGAGCAATCATAATATCAATATCATCCGCCTCAACTACATTAGGTAGTTCAAGTGTAAACTCCTGCCCAGAAACACCGTTATTATCTACAGTATATGTGGTGCCCGATGCTCTATGAGTGGCAACTACCTTTGTGATACCCGTACCAAAAGGTGTTAGAAAGCGAATGACTGCCGTGTACTTCTTATTTGGCGGCTGGTAGAGATAGGTGTTTGTGCCGGCGGAGGGGGCTTGCGCGCATGATACTGCGGGCATTGTTTTACCCTCGCGTGTTCTACCACCCTGGAAACCACCACTATTACCAATCTCAGTACAGTTGAGCTGGTTTACTGCCTTTTTACAGGAGCTGCTTTCTACGTAGAACATACCGGGTGGGCATTTACCTAGCGACGGATAGTAACTCGGGGTACCGCTAGAAGCATTTGTTTTTGCATCGTCACGGTCTTGTAAAAGGGAAAGAAGACCACCAATAAAGGATCCGTCATTGCTACCATCATACTGAGTACCGGCATCAATACATACACCACAGTTGGCATACTGTGGATCGTCTAACATAGAGCAGCTATCACGACCTCTTAATTTGCTCTCACACTTACGTGCTTGGAGAATAATATCATTGGCAGCCGGTAGCTTATCAGTTGCCTTTATAGGTTTGGGTCCTAGATTTGTCAATGATGAAGTTGCTGGCGCTAAGTCTGGGTTCGCTAAAGCATTAAAAATTCTCTTATTTGCAACATCCGTTTCCCGATTGAAAATTCGCAAATAATCGCTCTCACTCATATTGTGATCCTGATCAATACCGGTCGGCGCAACGGCAAATGTTGGTAGCAATGGATCTAAACTAGAGCCAAGCCGATTGTACTGACGATTTCCTAAATCAATCATTTTATTGCGTTCACTCGTGTATCTTGACATATTTCTCTGGACACTGGGATCAGTAGAAAATGTAGCAAAACCTTCGGTATGAGGTTTTTGCTTCGCGAGCGGCACAACAAAGGTTATAATAAATATAACCACGAGCAGCACAATAATCAATGTGCTAAGCATCCCTCTACCGAATTACTTCAAAATAATATCGGTAGAGTTCGGGAAAACCTAGATCAGGTCTATACATTGTCGGGGCGGATATTGGATGTAGAGTCAAAGTCGCGCGTGATGATACGTAGCACAAAGTTCGTTTGGCGGCTTGTATTGATGAGTGCGCAATTTGTCTGCGTTGTTCCGGCAACATTGAGTTCCCACGCAAGACCCGATGCGGTAACAGGGTAGGCATTTTCTTCTTGAGTGACTACACCACCAAAATACGAGTTTGTGCGTGTTGTACCACCAGTGGTTGCAGGATTGTCAAAGCGACTGCGTATTATGATAACGTTACAGTAACCGGCGGTATTACGTCCAAGATAAATACGGTTGTTTGCGGTGTAACCCGTGGCAACCACCGTTTGACCGGCGGACTGATTAATAAAGTTGGCAAAATCGGTACAGGTTGTTTGTGAGATGCTTCCTGAAACAGGAGTGACGCTGCATCCTTGGATATTAATAGTATCACCCTCGGAAATAGCACTAAATAGGAAATAGTTCGTAGTTTGAATATATATGTAAGGATTACGGGACGTTGATGTTGTTGCTGTCCAATAATTTGTCTTATCGGCAACAGTACTGCCACCAAAATTGGTGGTAAGATCGCTCAGCTGAATGCGAGAAATCGCAAAGACATCAGGATCGTTGCTAATAAGATTTGTATTGTGGCGTTCCATACGAATGGATAGCTTGTTGAGTGTAGCAAGAGGTGTAGGGCTGTAAATGCGTTGCGCCTTGAGGAATTTTGGAATAAAGCCTGTGTAACCCGATTTGGTTTCAGGTGTATTATAACCGCTTACAGCACCCGTATTTGTAGAAGTAAGATAAGACTGAGGAATGTATAAATCGGAGGACCATGTTGTATCGTACTGGACAATCGCAAATGTATTGTCCTCCTCAGGATTTGTAGAAAATAGGTTATTATTGAGTTCTGCAATACGAACGCTGGCAAAAGGCAGCGAAAAGATATTTACAACACGGCTGCTATCATAAATGGCGTTTCCAGCGGCAGCCGATCCGCTAATATCTGTAATACGCACAACAGCAGATAGTGCCTCAATTGGTACAATCGCCTTAACAAATTCAATACGCTGAATATTCCGGAAGCGCTGCTGAACGGCGCTGTTATAGCCAAGGGCACCGGTCGTATTGCCGGTATTGAAAATCACGGAGAAGTTGTAGCGGTTTTCGGTGGTGTTGAGCATCCAGTTGCGGTCAGCACTGGTAATAAAGACGTTGTATTCCGTTTCACGGTACTTGACAACATCCTCCTGCGGAATGATGTAGTCCTGAGGGCGAGGCGCAAGTGCGGGGGGCGGTGGGTCCGCCTGGGGCGGAACAGGATTTGTAGCCGAAGGGGGTGCTTCATCCTGAATCTCATTGCGATACGGTAAAACGGAAGTGGAACCGGACTGAGCCGCCTCAACCTTTTTGTTAGGAAACGTGGGTGCAGGAGGCGCAATAGGAATGCCGAGCGCACGGGCTTGGTCCTCACGCTGCTTCTGCGCACGCTGCATAAGAAGAACAGGATCCTCCTCCTCATCCTCATCGGGTTCAGGGGCACGGAAATCGGGAACACCAACCTGCGGAATTGGAATCGGTGCACGAGCCGCCATCATATTCTCATAGCGAGTACCGGTATCCTGGAAAAGACGGGTCATCTCATCGCCGCGCGGAAATGTGCCGATTGTGGTTGTTGTGGGCGGTGCCGCCGCCTGCTGCTTACGTAGCCAAGTATCCATAGATGTTTCCGTCTCGCGTACAACTTCAGTCGCCAGGACATTTTGCGGCTTATCGGCACCCTGAACACGCGCAACTTCCGTCATGAAGTGCTGGGTATACTTCTGTAGTTTCTCGTCCACCTTCTCGGGTAGGGCGGAAACACCCATTTTCTTCGCATAGCGCCCGCGTAAGAAACCAACAATCTTGTTGTAATTTTCCCTGTTTAGAAACAAGTTCTGTTGCGGAACAGTGGGTCGTCCGGACATCTTTCTAAACTATCAATATATATCGTAAGCACGAATTGACCGCTTTAGATACAAAGCGTTTTTAATGCCTTTTCTAAGGCGCCGTGGCGAGGCTTCGTTGCGGCAAAAATTATATCACGAAAGCTATTCATAGTATCATCATCAATGATATTTTTACATAGTGTGGCAAAGTCCTTGCCGTTCAGTAGACAAATAATGACAAATAAGCAATACATACCACACTCGGATCCCTTACGCTGATGGCGAATGTCATTGTAGTAAATATTCTTACAGCCCTGGTCTTTGCAGCGTTTGAGAAGTTTTGCAATTTCATCGGGAGGCGCGTATCCATACGAATCAAAGTAATAGGCGTTGCCTTTCTCTAGGTCAATGAAGGCACATACCCAATGCGAGCCCGGTTCATCGTGAGGGTCTAAGTTAAAGATGATACCAATCTTTGTTTTCCCTTTCTTTGCCGATTCGTTCAAGTCCAACTTACAGAGTTCGTTTACAATACATTTACCCCAGTTGTTCTTATCTTTATCATCAAAATCAATTGGTACAGGACCAATAAAATCAAACGAAGGATTCGCTTCTTCGTATTGTTTCATAACGTCTTCAATGTTGAAACTATCCAGCCAATCGGTGGGTTTCTTCTCCCATTTTTTTGGCTTTTCGGGGCGAAAGAACTTGGTCATGTCCTTTTTATCGTTCTCAGATAATCCATTTAGTTTCTTTACAGCACAAAATTCAGTGTCGCAGTTGTAATGATTTTTCATATTATTGCGTATTTGATTCCAGAGTTGACTATCGGATGTGCCAACAGCTGCCTCGCCGGCATCTTGTTTACGATTCTTGCGTGTCTGCCGTACGCTAATTTTGTTCCGGGGATGCGTTTTGTTCCAAGCAAGCCGCATGCGCTCAAGAGCAGCAGTAGGAAGACAGGGCTGCCCATCCCGGCGACCTAACGCAGGGTTACATTGAAATGTAGACATCCGTGTGTCCTCTTATACTGTAATTAGAAAAAGATGATACCAATGTAAATGGAGGACAACTCTGCCTCATGTAGTACAAAGCCTAGGCGTAAGAATCACGGCGATCCCGTGATTAAAGACGTCTTTTTTCGTAGATTCTTTGTTCCATTAATTGTATCCGTACTTATCTTATGCGGTGTTGTAACTGTAATATCCACTCCGCCCGGAACCGGTGTGAAGTGGGATACATTTGCATCAGCGTTTGGTGATGCCGCAAAGACTGTGGCAAAAGTGGGTGGTAGGCGCCGATAAACTAACTGGACATATAATAGAATGTCTTCCACGTTTAATTGGCCTTACATGGTTGCCCTTGGCATCTGTGGCATGATGGTTGTCATTGTTGGAATTGTATTTGGTACATTAATACCAAAGGATTCCGCGCAAAATACGAAGCTGCTTGCGCTGGTGACTGTGTTTAGTTTTGTGGCATCACTTATAGCGTACGCTTTGGCACTTTTCCATTTTAGCCACAACCCGTCGCAGTTAATTCAGTTTATCCTGTTTATAATGATGATTGTGGTTCTCCCCTGTGCTCTTGTATCGGCAGGTATATCTACAATCACAGTAAGCAATTTAAGAGATTCGTTGGCGGCAGGAAATTAATCGCCTAGCCAAGCCCCAAGCCTCAAGCCCGTCTAAACCCATCACTTCATATTGATAACAACATGAAGCGATTGGATATTCCTTTTCTGTTTCTCGGTCCGGCGGGATCCGGCAAAACAAAAGAGCTCCGCCGGCTTATTGAAGCAGAGAATAATGGAAAGATTAACTATCCATTGGAAATGCGGAATTTTGTAGTGGGTGATAATTACGAAGCCCGTGTCTTTACAAGCCCTTATCATTTTGAAATTGATATCCCAAACTTGTCTATGCAGGATAAACAGATTATCGGTGATCTATTAACAAGTTTCTTCTCCAGCGGCGATGTACTAAATAGTCTACGGTCATCCAATCGTAAACTTGTGGTACTGCGTCGTGCGCACAGTCTTTCCTTAGCCGCTGCCATTAGGGTCCGTGCAATTATACAACAATTTGTCCTACCACCCGATGCTGCGGGTATGTTGTGGATTACTGCCCGTGAGATTACGGGACCCCTTGCGCTATTAGATGACGCCTTTGTCCGTTATCGTATGCCTCGGCTAGCATATACGGCATGGCAAGTCGCCGTTCCGCCGGCGTTTGCGAATCCAACTGCCTATGACAAGTGCGAAGGACGCCTTGACCGTATGGAGGAGATTCAAAAGTATTTTCCTGCTGCCACCGCTACCGCCTGGCCGCGCCGTATTCAAGATTTCTACGACGAAATGATATATACACTTATCACCGCCGCACGATCAGGCAAGGCGCCAAATCTACAGGCAATTCAGTGGGTACGTGGAATCGTCTATCAGGCACTCAGTTTCTGTCAAACGGGACCAGAAATTGTGGACAGCGCCGCCGCCGCCATTGAACGTCAATATGAACTGTTAGAACCCCAGGTCTTCTGGCTTGCCATGAAATCACTAACAACGGCGGAACCGCATACCTCGTATCGCACGCCACTGTCGCTTGAATCAGCAATTCTTTTCCTATTTGAGACAATACGGACAAACTCAACACCGATTAAGCCACAACCGCATAAAAAAGGGGCACCATTACAAAATGAAGTCGGCAAGCCCGACACCACCGGCGGAGTCGGCGCTGGTCCTACTCCAGTCAGTTCCGCTGCCCCCATTGAAGCCGCAAAGGCAGCCCCAGCCGCTAAGCCCCCAAGAGTTCGCCGAATCAAAAAGGCAGATAGCTAGCGGTTGGGAACAGCAGACTATTTTCTCTTTGTTAGAAAACCCAGAAACTAAAGGATTCAAATACGACCTTTGGCAGGGAAGTACACTGTATTTAATTACACCTATTATTTCTAAGTCTAATGAAGTTGCGCGTACAACCGATGCTATTCTTACATGGTTGGGCGCAGCACCAGGATTTAATATTTATATATGGTTTCGTAATGATCCGCGCGAAATTAAGGCGAATCAGTGGCCGACAAAGGCACAGGTGAACGGCGGATGGGCTACGATCGGCACTCCAAATATTGTAATTTATCGTAGTGAGGAATGGGAGCGGGTGCTTATACACGAAATGATTCATGCGATGAAGTGGGACTGGGATGTTGGACCTACACCGGCACCGTGCTGGAAGATGAATAAGACCGATAAACTGAATCCTCATTTGTTTGAAGCGTGGACGGAGTTATACGCAGAATGGTTAGCGTGCGCGTGGTATGGGAAGTCGTGGAATAAACAGCGTAAGTGGCAGGATAAGCAGGCAACACAACTTTTAGCACGGGCGACCCATAAATGGGAAGAAAATACAAGTGTATTTGCGTATTATGTGTTAAAAGCGGCACTTGCTCCCCATTTTGAGTTTTTATGGGTGTTTGGGCAGGGAAAAACTCCAGAAGAGAAACAATATATTATGTGCGATTTGGTTACACCTGAATTAACCCGTTTACGTAATCTAGCAAAAAGCACTGTTCCACACGATATGAGTATGCGAATGAGTGTGCCAGATGTACTTGACGGATTGGAACGATGAAAAAATTGACCCCTCTATAGCCAACATGCCGATTCAACAAAACGAAACTACTTACCTTCCTATGGGCATTCGTGGATTAACTGGCTGGATCCGTTGGGCAGCGCCCGCGGCAATCCGTGCCCCCAACTGGTCTTCCTACAAAAACAAGCGTGTCGGCATTGACATTCTTGGCTTTCTTTATAAAGCAAAAGCGAATAACATTCTTCCTACTGTGTACATTGCGCATTTGATTGCGAAATGTAGACAATACAATATTCTTCCTATACCGGTCTTTGACGGCAAGCCGCCAGATGAGAAGCGGGAAACAATTCGGCTGCGGACCGAGGCACGTCTTAAGAACGACCAGAAGCGCAAGCAACTATCAACCGATCTAGAAACGGCAACCATGACCCACGACCAGCGGGAAACCGTGGAGAAGGAGCTCGGCAACCTGGCGATTGGATCTATCTATGTGACGACTGAGGAGCGCGATGAGGTGAAGCGGCTTCTCTACGCGGCGGGCGTCATCTTTCTAAACGCGAACGGCGAGGCGGACAACGTGCTGGCATATCTGGCGCGCCGTGGCGAGCTGGACGCGGTGATGACGAACGATATGGACCTGTTGGCACGCGGTGTCAGTAATCTGCTGGTGCCAGAAACTGCCGGTGTACCTGGTGATACGAAGGGTTGGATTTCGTACGACTTGGATACTATTATTGGTGAAGCGGGACTTACTTACCAACAGTTTCTTGAAATGTGCGTTCTTATGGGTTGTGATTACACCAGCAAGGCGAAGTCACTACCGTACAAGGTTTCTTACTTTAACATCAAGTACAAGGGAACACTACATCGTACTCTTCAGTCCATTCATGTGAAGGATGTTGCGCCGTACGATAAGGCACTTGAGATGCTACATGGACGACATGAGACGGTGGATGGACTTATGAATGAAAAGCAGTGGCTCAAGTGGTCGCTCTGGCTCAAGGGCAGCGCGGATGCAATCTCTACCGAGACGCATTATCTTGATGAGTTGCGCGCAAAGGAACTGAAGGAGATGGATGCCATGGAGTTTTGTACACTGTTTCAGTCGGATAGTTTGGCAGCGGTTAATCCTATGCCGCTAGAGGTCCGCATGACCATGTAAAATGTTCCTATAGTCAAAATAAACAAAATCAAAAAGAGTATTGCTGATAACAGTATATATGGAAAAATTCTATTAATAATGTGACTAATGATAGGATCAAGAATAGATTGAATTCGTGCTTGATTTTCGGGTGACCGTAACAAAACCTGTTCTTTATCACCTATATGTTCTGCTAAATCGTTTGTTTCTTCCATATAACGGTCCCGTGTTCCAGAATCCCGAGGTGTAGTCATTGAGATGGGGTGCGGAACTATTTTTCAACCTACATCGCAGTTCTCAATAAACAACATGTTTGGCATCCCGGAACGACGCGCCGAAGGCAATACCGTATACTTCTATGTTCCAATGGCAACTCCTATTTCCCTGGATGTTCGCCTACAAATGAACGCTAAGCTAACAATAGTTCCCGACCCGTCTATACAGGCGAAGGTTACATCACTACAAAAGGCGGTTCTTATGGAACTTACCAAGACGGAAGCGCTCTTCAAGAACAAGCCATCATATGAGTCCCTGGAGCGTATTACACCACAGTGGGGCGTCATTTATGATGCTGAGAACAAACCGTGCTGGAGTCAGTATACAGAGAAGGAGTTTTTCTTTAATGTGAAAGAGGGTGCATATATTAATTGTATTGTTGATTTGGAGTTGATTGGTATTCTAATTACCCGGTCTACCATTTCACCAAAGTTTGCCGTGAAGTTTGTTAGCGCCGCCTCGGCGGATGTCATTGACTTTGATTGGCAGATAACTGCTGCTCCGGCACCTGTAAAGGAGATTGAGGAGGTGAGCGATTTGGGAGCAGCTGAGGCGGATGCGAACACTTTAACTCTACGCAGCCCGGTGTTAATTGCGAAGGAGAAGGCGGCGGCAAAGGAACAGGTAAAGGTCCTCTTCCGGACCGCTGAAGACGCACGCGAGGCGGCACTGGACGCAATGGCGAGCTTTTTTAATAAATATGAAGTATCCGACACCGAATCCCAATTTAGTGACTGGTTGAGCGATGATGACGAATCAACAAACAGCGAGCCCTAAAAAAAATACACACAAGGGAATTAGAGAAAGATGTCGTCACGAACGCCACTCCTGGTTGGTCTAGCTGTATTAGTTGCCTTAGGTCTATTGTTCGTCTTGGATCCCACGCTCGGCGGACTCCTAAAGCGTAAACACCACCGTGAGGGATTTGAGGATTCCGGCAATGTTGTATATACTACAGGTCCCCAGTCAATGACAGGTACTCCTGCCAATGCTTTCCCCAACCCTGGACCAGTTGATCTAGCCCGTATTATGAATGGTGGTGCCAATGCAACACCCCTAGGAACAACTGTCAGCCCCGACACTCCGCCGAACCCTGGCATGGATAGCGAGGAGATGAAGGAGGGCTTCCAGGATGCCCCCTCGCCAATGCCGTTTGCCGCGGCATCCACGCCGTCTAACTGCTATCCTAAGAACCAGCTTGCGCCGCAGGAGCTGTTGCCGAATGACCCGAACTCCAAGTGGGCGCAGGTGAACCCCATGGGCGCCGGTGACATTGCCGGCAAGAACTTCCTCAACGCCGGTGCGCTCATCAGTGTTAACACGGTTGGACAATCTCTCCGCAACGCGTCTTGGGATCTCCGCTCGGAGCCGCCGAACCCGCAGGTGTCGGTAAGCCCCTGGCTCAACAGCACGATTGAGCCCGATGTGAACCGCCGTGTGCTCGAGATTGCGTAAATACTTACCCCAAATTTATTTGAAAAAGTTGATAATTTCATCTCTTTCAAACTTACGTATACAGCGCCGAAGCAGAAATAATAATAGGTGGACCACCATCACGCCACATTGCCTGAAAGAAGGATACTGCATTTTTATAATTACCGTCCCTATCTACATTTTGTACAATAGTGGCAACCGCTACACCGCCCTTAGGACGCCAGTTTTGTTTCATATGATCGCGAACTTTCTCTGCCAATACATCAGGCGTTTCAGCATAAAGAATCGTATACTCCATTGTGTTAAATACTAAAGTATGCTCTAAATCGTATCAAACTCAATTTGAACCCCCAAAGTAAGGATATGAACGATTCCGTCCTCCCGTGGGCTTTCCTAGTTGGTGTAGTTGGTATGGGCTATGCTGGACTCTCTATGAGGGATTCAAAGTATCCTATGTCGCTTACCAAATCAACGGTGGACGGTGATATGTACCTTGTCCGCAATCTTCCCGATAAGCAGGATGCCGCGGACCGTCTTGCCCGTGTACGAGGACGCCTTCTCAAACTTCGTAAGTATCTCAAACAGAAGTACTACACAAAACCGTTTGTGAAGCAGATGATTGATAACTTTGACTGCTCGGCAGAGCGGTTCAGCGAGTCTACGCCCGATGCACAATACACATCGTATTCTGTCAATAAAGGCGAAAAGGTGGTGATGTGCCTTCGCCAGCGTAACGAGAAGGAGGAGCTTGTACAGGAAAACATTATTCTTTTTGTAGCTCTACATGAAATGAGCCATGTGGGTACAAGCACAATAGGACATACACCAGAGTTTTGGAATCATTTTGCGTGGATACTAGAACAGGCGGAGGCAATAGATATTTACCAGTACACAAATTTCAATGCGCACCCCGTGGAATACTGTGGTGTTCATATTACAGATTCTCCTAAATACAAAGAGACGGTGGACGATGGTTTGAAATAGTTAGTAGCAGAGAATTCAAAACGCAAACCACAATAGCAATGGAGATACTAAAACCATCCCGGTTACCGTCACTGGAACCGCTGAAACTTACGATACGTTCTCATGTGGATGAGAGCCGTACCGTAAACTTGGACCAAACAAAGTTCAGTAAAATTTATCCATTTGAAACGCTGTTTAATCTCAAACAGCGTATCTCTCTTGCATTAGGAACTACACCACCGAATCAATTATTTATTGCCTTAGAAATTGCACCAAATCTCTACAAGCCGTTGGAGTTTACCTGGCCGTTTGCAACGGAGGGCTTACCTGACCCACACACGCTACGCGAACAACCGGATTCGCGAATCTACGAAGACGGAGCAAAAAAGCCGATATTTCCTACTATTTATAGTGGCAAAACGATTGAATCTACGGTAGAGCCCAACGCTACGGTTCATGTTTGGACGCTTGCATCCCTTCTTACTCCAAACGCGCCACTTACCGAGCCAGTGTTTGAAGGATTTGTGCGACTCTATTTTCCGCAAATTAGAACCCCGCCCACCGGCGGTGTAATGACCAAAGACGCACTTGATACGCTTAATACATACCGTGATTATATAGAAAAACGCCTAGAAAAATTGGACGCAGGAATACGTTCCGCTACTGTTCAGAGCGCCAAACCGGCATATCTTACAAAACTCTATATTTTCAAATGTATCCTACCAAAAAC